TTTCCTTAACAGACTGCATCAAAATTTCATTCTTTGTTGTCATAACTTAATCCTCACGCCAATATCTTAGCAGCTGTTGACCGTTTACGCTCACGTTTTGCATCATCAATCAAATAATGACCATACTGCTTTTTTGTCCAATTTGGATTTGTGTGGCCCATACTATCACCAACCTCTGACCATTTTTCGCCCAAATGTTCTATCTGGTTGCTTGCAAAGGCGTGACGTAAATCACCCCAGGTAAATTGCAGGGTTTTTCCTGTGCGCTCATCAACAAAAGGGCAAGCCTTGCGAAACACGGCGCAAATCGCACTGAAATCGTTTTTACGCAAAACGCCGCCTATGTTGTTGCAAAAAATTAATCCATCAGGCTGAATGTGGTCATTCTGCCTCAAATAATCATCGAGCATCGCGCACACAACAGAGGGTATTTCTATTTCCCTGTCTTGACCCTGATTAGTTTTGATTTCACCAGCTTCATGCGTATCGTGTTTGATGGTTTGCCTTGTCGTAATCATTTGCATGTTTGATGAGTAATCACAACGCCGCAGACCACGCAACTCACCCTGGCGAATACCTGTAACTAAGGACAGCAGTAACATTGCTTTTACCTTGTCAGGGGTGTGCGGTAATTGCAATCTGCCTCCATGTTGCATTTTATGCTCAAGACTTTCCTTGTAAGCCACCTCGTATGCTTTCATGCCATCGGTTTGCAACCATTTCAAAAAGCCTCTTTGAACGCGAGGCGCACGGTCATCACTTGGCTTTTTCTTTGGCAAAGCTAAATCTTTAATTGGATTGGCATCAATCCAGCCTGCCGTCTCTGCATGTTTGAAAAACTTTGACCAATGTTTGCGGCGGGTCTGCATCACCTCGATACTGAAACCTTCATTTTCGATGGCAAGTTTGAGGCATACCAAAATACCTGGCCTGTTGGCTTTAGTTCCTAAAAACTCCATCTGATGCTTGCCTATCTTCAGACCGTCAAACTCTATTTCTTGCAATCTTTCCAAATTTCTTTTCTGATCTTTGTGATACGATTTCGTCATAATAAGTTTTTGCAGTTCTAAATATTTTGCTATTGCATCAGCTACAGAGAACAACTTTGGTTGCTCTAATTCTTGTTGTGCTACGCCAGACAGAAACCTTGCTTTGAGCAATTCAGCTTCAGCTAACGCCTCGCCTTCTGATTGAAATTTTCCATAATTGATATGTAAGCCAACTCGTGCTGCATTTACTACATAATGACCGCGTTCTTCCCAAAACCTCACTTTAAGATCATCAAATTTTTTGTATTTTTTTTCCTTTTCAACAGACATTTTCAACCTCAATTTTTGACTCTACCACACCATAACCTTAACACAATACGTCAAGATTGTAAAGTTTACCTTTAACAAATCTTTAACAAATCACAAAAAAATAGCCCCCAGCCTCAAGGGCCAGGGGCTTATAACTTATTGTAATTATTTGCTAAATAGTGTGGCATCCCGTACGGGATTCGAACCCGTGTTGCCGCCGTGAAAGAGGGGATTTGGGTGGTATTGGGTGGTATTTTCGGCACTTTTATGGGACTGTTTGGGACGCTATAAGACCCCATGTGACCCCATGACCTTTAACAAACTTTAACAGATTTAGGTGAAGGTCGCCACGTTGGTTGGTTTGCCACCAACGCCCTGGGGCTTTGCACGTTTACGCCTGACCGCAGACTGCCTTTGCGCCTTTGTCATGCGTCCAGCTTTAGCAGCGGGGACACATTTTGGATATTTGCGTTTGCTACCTTTGGTTGAGCCACGCCCACACTTTTCAAACCCGCCACCTTTTTTAGGCGCACCGATATCTACCCAATCTTCACGGAACCATTTCTTCAAACTCATGCTGGTTTCTTCCCGCTGTATTTACCACCGCGCTTCTTATATTCACGAACCAGCCATGCGTTTGCGTAAGCTGAAGGGTAGACATCAAACTTGCGTTTTGCCGCAGCTTTGACCCTAGAATACAAAGCAGGGTTTGTGGGTTTTGGCCCACTGGTTTTTTTCTTTTTAGGCATATCTCCTGCCTCTTCTCATTTTTTTCTTTTTTGCCGCCGCTCTAACAGGCTTGGCTTTTTTCTTCATCGCAGGGGTTTTGTATTTCATTCCAGGCATGTCACTCTCCTACTTGCCGACTCTACGCATCGCCACTCGATGCGCTTCTGTAAATGTCTTTCCCGCTCGCATAGACCGCCTCATATCAGCCATGTGCTTTGCGGTGTGGTGGACGCTATGACGCTTCAAAGCAGCTTGCTGCCGCTTTGTTAAAGCCTTGGGCTTCTTCATAACTATGATCTCCTTGATTTTTTCCCTGCGCATTTCCAACGCTTGCGCGACAACCTCAACGGGCTGTTTGGATTTTTTGCTGCCTTTGGGTTTTTCTTCATCTGCCCAAAAGAACGCGCACAGTAGCTATCACCCTTGCTTGTGCCTGGTCGAACCCTTGGGCCGCCGCCTTTTGCTTTGCCAGCCTGCCCGTAGCTTACCTTCTTACCACTGGCTGTAATCTTTACCTTTGCCTTACCCTTGGCTGGTTTTGCTCTAGCCATCCTTCAACAACCCCTGGCGGTAGCCTTTAGCCTTGCTGTAGGTCAGCGTTTCTTTACGGCCTTTGTCTGCGTATGAGCAATGAACCCAGCCAGAATTGCCGCCCTCGTAACACTCCAGAATCAACTGATCAAACGGCAGATTTTGTTCTATCCACACAGCCAGGTCATAGTTGTCTACCATTGGCACCTCAAAGTCAGCGGCTGCGTGTTTGCCATCTGTGCAACAATGCTGTGACGTTGGCTTGGAACCAATAGCGGCACATAACTCAGGGCTTCTGAACCCAGATGAAACCATAAACGGGCCGTGTACGTCCCTGACAGGCTGTAAAATGTATTTGCACAGCTTTTCCAACGCTTCAATCTCGTCAGTGTTTGGCAAGTTGGGTATGCCGCGCCGTGCCGCTGTGTGGCTTTTTACAAGCTCATCCAGCGTAAAATTTGGTGATAGCTTCATGCTTTTCTTTTTTTCTTTGTTTTCTTTTTCAACGCCTTAAAATCAGCACCAGTGATTTTGTTTCGCGGTTTTGCTGCCGCAGCCAATCTTTTTTGTTTTGATGAATATTTAGTAAATGGCATTACTTTTTTCCCTTCACTTTGCCAACCACGCCTTCAATCATCCCGCCGCCAAAATAAAACGCCAGAATGGTCAACATCGCTTCACCTAGATAAAAGTCATCAATGACCTGTTTGACTTCCGGTATTTTTGTCTGGCCCATAAGGGTCATTACGAGAACTAAAAAAAATGATGATAGAAAGGTTGCAGTAAACATCAGGGCCAAATAACGCTGGGCCACCTTAAATGGTTGGTAGGCAGTCATTGTGTCTATTTTTGCCTGCGCTTTTACGCGCTCCATTTCCTCATCTGAGGTATGCACCTGGTCAATTAAGTCCATGCCTTTTTCAATCACCTTGGCGTTGCCCAAGATGCTTGTGAGTATGCCAATCATAAGCTTTCATCCTTTTTGTTGACCAAAGCGGGGTAGCATTGAAATAAAATTTTATAGTGTTTGTTATTGTTGTGATGGTTCCAGCTTTGTGCGTTTGCTAACTGCTCACACTGCGTCTGGCTGAAGGTTTGTTTAAAAACTGATTGATTGCCTATAAAAACCCATTCAATGCCTGTGTGGCCCCACATTGAGATCACCAGAACAAACTCTTTCACTTTCTGTCCATCCAGCTTGTGAAGCCCATATATGCGCCGACAACGCCCGACAGGCTAATGTATAGCAACGGGCTGACCTCTTTGAGCAATTCTATGCGGCTGTCTGGGATGAAAGGCATAAACAGCAACAGCGTGTACACACCAATACCGATTAGGGAGAAACGCGCTAATCGCAACTGCGCCAAGTGCTTGCGGCTTTTGTCCTCTGTTTCTCTTATTTCTTTAGCTCGTGTTATTTCTTCATCAGACACAACGCCATCTGC